TCAGCGTCAGGCCATTGGCGGTCGCGATCGGCGCGGGTAAGGTCAAGGCAATCGCGGTCACCTTGTTGATGAAGTAGATCGAGTTGCCCACCGGCAGCGCGACCGTGCCATCCTGCCCCAGCGCAATCGCCACGTCGTTCGTAATGTCCTGCGTGGTCGTCTGCGTGGCATTGAGCGGCCCGAAATCGCTAGCCAGAGCTGACACACTCACGTTGGCGAGGATGTCATGGGCGACTGCGGCGGTGCCATCCCATCCACGCATGCGCACCTGCACCGTTCCCGCGACGGGCTGGTTGTAGCAGACCATATACTCGCCATCGATCAGCATCGGAAATCCGATAGGCAACGGCAAGGCGCCCACGGGGGGCAATCCGCCCTGGTATGTCGAGATGTTCTGTAAGCCAAACGTCGTCTGGCTCGAGGTGATCGCGGCGCTCAACTGTGCTGTCGTAAAGGCCATGTCGTTAGCTCCACGCCCGAAGGGCGAAGTAGGGAAGGATGCACGCGACCCCGCCAATCGTGTCCAGCCGGCGCGGGAGTTGGTCGGTCTGGATGCTGTATTGATCGACGTAGCGAATCTTGATCTTGGATTCAGCGTCCCCGGTGAATCGTCCAGCGACCGCGCCGGCCAACTTCGCCGGCAGATCCGCCATGACGAAGGCGAACGCGCCAGGGTTGAACATGAGCGACTGCTTTGAGGTCTGCGCCGCCATCGTCGCGCTCACGGCCCCGGTGGACCCGACGAACGTGATGCTCGCGTTGTTCGCGGGCGAGACGGTCACGGTCTGCAATGGGCCGCTCGTGATGATCGGCGGCGCGACCGTGAAGGTCGGCGTGCCGCCGGCGCCCGCGATCCCCGCCTGTAACGTGAACGCCTGCGGATCGCCGGTGTCCACATAGCTGGAAGGATTGATCGCGTTCACGCCGGCGATATAGAACGTATCCCCGGCGTTGAAGGCAAAGGTGCCGCCGCCGCTCACGAGGAGACTGGAGCCCGTCTGCAACGCGCCACTCACGAGCCAGGTGGAGGTCGTGAACGTGCCCGTGGTGTGCGTTGGCACGTTCGGATCTTTCATCCACATATCGACGCCCAACGCGCCTTCGTTGAACTGTCCCGTCTTGAAATAGTGACTGATCTGCGCCTGGGGGTTGAACGCGCCGATGTTCGCGCCAAGGAGCTTGCTGTGCGTCTTGGGGTCCATCACCACGTTGAAGTCGCCATCCGGCACCGCGACGTTCGCGAGCTTCGCGAGGCCATCCAGCCACACCTGATCGGAACTGAGCGGCACGCCCGGCGATCCGATCTGGAAGTAGACCTGCCGATACACTTCCTGGCCCGCCACCACGTCCCACTTGTTCGCCATCACGCGCCCGGCGGGCATGTCGTAGCGTTCCTGCACCTCTTCAACCACGAGGGCATCATCGGCCGATGACCAGCCATGCGCGACTTGGAACTGATGGTTGATGGTGATCGGAACGGTCTGGTTCAGGATGGGGGAAATCTGGAGCGCTTGGCCTTCAAAGACCTGATCGCGCTGCTCGAGTCGCACTTGCGTGGTGTAGCCGATCTTCGCGCCGTCCGGAAGATCCTTCCACGTATTGTCCCATTCGCGGCTGAAGGCGCCGATAAGGCGCACGCTGTTACGAAATCCCAACGCAGAGTCTGTGGCGACCCAGTTTGGGCTAATGAAAGTATTCACGTCGGCCCCTTAGAGGGCGCGACCGACACGGAGACGACCTGGATCTAGTTATGGCGACGGCGCTGGCCGTATTCTTTCTCGTGCTCGGCCAAGCTCAATTCGCGATCCGAATCGTGTGCCGCATCAGGGGCGCGCTGGGCCTCGGTCCTCACCACATTAGGAGGTTTAGGAGGCAGAACAACCATTCGCGGTCCAGTGGCCGATGTGGTCGAGCCGGCCGACGTGGACGATGGAGACAGCAACCGTTGCGAGAGCAACGTCAGATCCTCGACTTGTTCGAGGACCGGCTTCGACAAGAGGCTGTCCAGCTCTTGCCGATGCCCCGGAGAGTTCAGGTAATATAACACATCCGCGCCCGCTTTGTGTTCCATGATCCAGGCATCCACCACGGACCCGCTGGGGATCACGGTCGGCCCGAACGCAATCGCCTCAAAATCCTTGTATTTTCCCTTCGCGGCCTCGATTTTCGTGCTGAAGGTTTTCAGGAGTTCGGCGTCATCGGCCTGTCGTTTTTGCTTGACAGCGGCCTCTTTGTCGCCATGTTGCTGCGTGCGATACTCGTCACGCGCGGCCCAGCGCGCTTGATCCGTGAGGTATTTCGGGTAGTTCCCGGCGTATTTCGGATCGTGCTCGTTGGGCTCCGGATCGCCGGTCTGCGCTGGTTGGGCTTGTTCGACCCTGGCCTCAGCTTTGGCGATCTGCGCGGCTGGCGCGTGCGACTTCTTCAGGTCCGCGACTTCCTTTTCCAGCGCGGCGACCCGATCTTCAGCCGCCTTCGCCCGTCCAGTCAGGGCGTTGATGCGCGGCACGTCCTTCGGCCCGGCTTGCTGGCTGGCGGCGCGGTGCTTCCTGGGCTCCGGCGTGGCCTTCTCGCCAGCGACTTCGGCGGCTTCCGCCGCGACCATCTCCGCTTCGGCGCCATGCGCTTTCGGTCCGAACTGGCTGGCGTGCTCCGCGAGCGTGAGTTGGGGTTCGTCGGCGGGCGGTGTCTGTTCAGTCGTCTCGGTTGGTTCCATGCGTTATCCTCTGATAATCCAGCGCAGACGTTGCCAGAACGTCATCGCGTCATGTGACTTCCATCGCTCTTCGCAAGCGAGAATTTTCCGGTGTGACACCTGCTCATTGTGGAGCAACTGTTGAACAGACGGCACGAGTAGATCCCGCTGCTGGCGCCGCTCATTGCGGGCGCTCACGCGGAAGCCTTTAGGGGCTGGTGCGGCGATGGTGTCCTTCATGATCGACTCCGTAAGACGTCGAGCTGCGCGTCTATTTCTCTGATGTCAGACGCGCAATCCTGAACGCCGTGCCAATCTTCCGCTTCGACCTTCGAGAGCAAGTCCGCGATGATCACGGTGCGGCGCTTCAAGAGAAATTCCGTCGTGATGACCTTCACGCATACACCTCGTCTTGCTCACAGCGGATATGGAGTTCCTTCAGGAACACGGCATCGTCCCGCGTGAACAGTGGGCGTGTAAATGTGATGAGCGTGAATTGAAACGAGCCACACCGACATCGCTCAAGGCAATACCCGTCCGCAACACCGAGGGTCACCGCGCACCCATCACAGCGAAAGAACGTCATGAGGGTTGCCCATTCGTTGGCGCTGGCGTTGTCGGCTGTGCCGACTGTGGCGCGGCCTGTCCCTGATCGCTGGGCGGCTGGCCTTCTGCTGGCGACGGCTGAAACGCGGTCATCGCGGCTTGATGCGCTTGGTCGGTCTGCTGCATCGTCTGTTCCTGCTGGCGGTCGAGTGCCGCCTGAGTGGCCTCTTGCGCGTGTTCATGGCCGAGCGCGATGGCCTCGTCAATTGCCTCCTGGTCTGACACGCCCGCGGCGATCTTGGCTTCCGCAATGCCTGCCGCATCCTTCATCGATTGCAGCGTGATCGCGAGTTCATTCGCCAGCTGCGCCTTCGTCACGTCCGTTTGCTGGCGCATTTTCTCAACATCGACTTTCCCTTGATAGTCGAGTTGATGGCCTTTCGCATCTTCCGCCAGCTTCGCGATGATCTGTTGCGCCTCTTGCAGTTGCTGGGCCATCTGCGCCATGTGCTGCTGCAGCTGCGGCGGGAGTGGCGCTTGCCCTTGCTCTTTACTCGCCAGATAGGCTTGGATCGGCGGCGCGAGCATCAGCTTCTGGCGATCTGCCATTTCGCTGTTGCCGGGCACGTCGATGTTCCGATAGAGCATATCGCCAACGACGCCCATCTGCTGGGGATCGGCGGCGATGATGTTCCCGAGGAAGGCGGCGGTTTCTTCCCGCTTCACGTCGTATTGTTTCGTGACCTTTATCGACACGTTGAAATGGGCATCCTTGGTCAAGACGGCCATCTTCGCGGCGTTCGGCGCTGGCGGGGGCATCGGCGCTACAGGTTGCCCAGGCATCGTCGGGGGTTGTGGCGCTGAGATATGAATCGTCTGCGCTTCGTTTTCGCCCGTCAGAATCCGCACGAGGCGTCCAGGCTTCGCGCCGTAGATCGGATAGAGCAAGTTATTGATGATCTGCCCTTCATACCGAATCGAGCGAGCGAGGTTATCGAGAAAGTTACTCGTGCTCTGCGCGGCATTGTCGGTGAGTGCCTGGATCGACTTCCCAGACTTCAGCGCGGGCTCGACGTTGCCGAGCGTCGGATCGGGCACCGCCGTCGTGCTGCGAATGAACTGGTCGAAGAGTTGGATCGCCTGCGCCATCGGGAAGATGTTCGGATCGACGGCTGGCCGATGCGGTTCCTTGAGTTGGCGTCCCTGATCGTCATACGTGCGGGAGGGGAGGAATGGTAGGGTCCGCGTGTTGGCGACCTTATACCATTCCTCGTAACCATCGATCGCGTCGGGATCGACTTGGAGGGGCGACAGAGGCGTGAGGCCGATGGTTTCCACGAGCTTCGAGATCATGTAGTTCTCGCCCATCTGCGCCCCACGCGAGGGACGGACCATGCCTTCTGCGCGGCGCTGGTTGTCGAAGGGGAGAATTTCATCACCGAGCACTTTCACGATGGGCATGTCAGGCCCGGCCCACTCGCTCTCCTCGCTCGTGCCATCAAGGAACTGGAGACCGCCGCCGACCTTGCAATGCCTGACCGTGCGCTCGATCACCATGTCGGTATCAACAGGCGTGATGCCTTTCGGCACGTCCTCGATCCAGCAGTAGGTGCCATCCTCGAGCGTCGCGAGTTCATGGGACACATGCTTCGTGTGCCAATAGTTCACGACACGCACCGCAGAACCGCGCACGGTTTCTCGCTTGCCGTCTGTGCTGACACTATCGGTCGTATTCTTGAACCAGTCCGGATACTCTTCCGTGAGGCCCACGAAGTCTGCCGCTGTGTAATCGGTATAGGGATTGTCTTTCCCGTTGAACTGTGGATTTTCAGCCTTATAACGATCCCACGGCACCCACGTCCCGATAAACTCCCAGTCGGAATCTGACCCGTCCGGGGCTTCATGGGAGGGATCAAGTTTCACGCCCGCTTGCTCGTAAATCCGATGGAGGTAGATTTCCTGATCGCGCGTTTTGCCTGGCAAATAGCGCACGGAGACGAGATAGAAGCCACGCCCAGCAATGACAGCCCGTTTATAGGCCCACGTCCGCGCGTCGGCCGCGTGGGATTCTCGTTGCAGTCTCCGGACGAGTCCTTCCCGTAAGCGGATCTCTGAATCATCGATCACAATGCCGAGATCGCCGAAGTCATCGGCGGACACGATCTCCACGCCGAGGTCTGCGGCGCGTTCCTGATTCAGGATCTGGCGGATGGGCTCTTTGACTTTGTTGATCACCAGCGTCGGACGGGCGGGCACCGCGGGCATGCCGTTGATCGGTTGCTGGCCTTGCCTCGCGAGTTTCACATCGGCCGGCCATTGTTCGCCCGCTTCAAACGCAATGTCATCGCGCTCGCGTTCGGACTGATCGGAATCCGCGTCGTCGGCCCGCTTCCAGCGCTCACGCATCGTGCGAAAAAACGGTGAATCTCTCTGCTTGACGCGAGTGGACTTCGCGCTCGCGGCACGGCTGGCAGACTTCGCCACTACTTCAGCGCCTTCCGGAGCGCGGCCCGAGCATTCTTCAACGTCGCCAGATCGTGCTCGCTCAAGATCGTCGTCTCCGCGCCTGTCGCCAGTCTCAGGCTCACGCCGTCCGTGCCGTCAATCACGAGCGAGCGGAGACAGGACGGGCAGATCGTGAGGTTCTGCACAATCGGATCCGGAGGCACGAGGTTGCCGCAGTTGGGACAGGTCATCGTGAAGTTCTGTGGATTGTCACTGACGTTCAAGCCGATTTCGCTCACTTGCCCATGCCGGGATATTTCGCCTTGACTGCGGCGCGCACTTTCGCCTTCAGCGCCGAATCTCCGTAGCGCGAGACCATCGACTCCGCGAGTGCGGCGTGCTTCTTATCAGGGATCGGATAGTGGCCTTTGCCTCCGGCGAAGTCTGAGGCCGGCAGCGCTTGTCGATCTTTCGCGGTGAGGCGTGCCATTACTTCACCTTCCCTAAGCGAACGTTCACATGATGCTGGGCCATCATGAACTTCTGCCGTGATCCGACTTTGCTGTATTCCGGCACGCTCGCGGCCAGGTGCTGATGAGCTTCCTTCACCATCTGGGCACGCTTAGCCAAGGCCGGCGGCAACGCGCGCTTCGCTGGCGAGCCCGTCATCGGCGAGTTCTGAGCCGTCGCCGCAGCGGATCGAATCGTCTGAGGCGTGCGAAAGGTATTCATATAGCCCAAGCTCCCTCGCCTTGTAACGGTGCTTCGCGCGGACCGCGATCCCGATGTTGCCGCATCTCTTTCGCGTGGCGTTCCTCTTCGGTGAGTTGGCTGGCGCAGAAGTTCAGACAGATATCTTCGACGCAATGGAGCGCATTTGAGAACTTGTCATCTTCCCGCACCTGCCGCACTTCTTTGTTCCCCACTGAGACGAAGTGTTCATCCCAGACTGCGCCGCCCTCGAAGGCGTGATGCATGAAAGCGGACTCTCTCACGCCTTCCTTGTTCGCGATGAGAAACTTCGCGTCGTCGTGATTGATTGCGAAGGCTTCCTCGCCGTTCGCGTTCCGTCGGCGCAGGTAGGATGCCAGCGTTTCGATCATGGCTAATCGCACATCCGCGCTGTTGCCGTTCGGCCGTGATTGTGGCCGGATCTTCAGGTGCTTACGGAGCACGTCCAGTGGTGTGTAGCGCGTGGATTTTTGTTGATCGCCAATCGGCGCCACACAGCTTTTCACCGTCGCATACTTCGGATACCACTGGTCCCGGTAGCCGGCAACGATAGGCAGGAAGTCTTCAAGCATCATCCCTTCCGCGCGGATGCCGCCAAGCACCGTAAGCCCTGTGCCATACATCGCCTGCCCGAATACCCACGTCGGATTGTGTTTGCCGAATTGGAAGGATTCCAGAATCGGCGCGGCGGATCGGAATCCGGCTTCGCGCCAGTGGAGGTCTTTTCGGTAGAGTCCTTCAAAGACGGGATCGCCCGTGATGTTCGGGCCGCGCTGCCCGAGCACCATCGTCTGATGCTTGGGGTGATCTGGCGGGTAGGTGCGGATCAAGCCGTCGATGGTTTCTTGGGGGAGCTTGGGATTATCGAACACGGAAAGGGAGTAGACCTTGCGGCCCTTGATCCGATTGTCGAGCGGAAATTCCTTAGACAGCCAGAAGTCAGAATCGTCCGGGTTCGCCACGAACGTGAGCTGGAAGGGATAGCGCGTGCCCATCATCGAGGCCGTGAGATCTGGCCGGAGACGCGCGCGGAGTTCGCCAGCGACCGAGCGCCGCATCTCTTCGACCTGATCACCCATCACACGCGACACGCTTAAGCCCCGGATCTTGTTGAACTGTTCGATGTCGCTGACGGCCTTGAGCCCGAACATAAACGCCATCGATCCGTTGTCGAACCGATACACTTTCTGCTTATTTTCCCAGTCCCATGTGATTCCGCGAATATTTAGAATTTCTTCAAACGCGGTTTTGAGCTTCGTCGCAACTGCATCTTCCGTCCACCGGAATAGCAAGATCGGAATACCCGGCCACTTCAGGAGCGCGTCGATTTCTTTGTCCAGCGCGAGTGTGGTTTTCGCGGAGGCGAGCGACCCTTCTAGGAGAATTTCCGGCGTGCTCCAGTCGGCTTTGAACGCGAGATGGATCGGGTTCGTCCATTCGAGTTCGCCCTGCGCCGGCAGCGTCCGTGCGACGGGTTCGGCCTCTTCCGCCTCGGTGTGGAGCTTGCGCGGCATGTCTAGGCGCGGGACAACCGATAAGCCAAACGCATGGAATGGCACATGATAGCCCCGTATGAATCATGGGTCAAATAGGTGTTGACAAACGGATACACAGCGTTCAGACTGCCCTTTATGGAAACGAAGTTTGAGCGGCGCATCGTGAGCAACGGGGTTATGTTTCGCATTCAGATTCGGGCGATGA